GGCTGTCGCTGAACCCAATGACCTCAATCCTTCGGAAAAGGACCCCTGATGTTACCTTATGCGCTCAATAGCCGCGAACGGCTCCGTCACTGCGTGGCCCTAGCGCGGCATTCGCCCGATCCCAGCACTCGCCTCGGCTCGCTACTATACGATGCTCGTGGCGAGCTTATCGCCGAGTCGTGGAACCGCCTCCCTTTTGGCGCGATCGTCACAGCCGCTCAGCTTGCCGACCGCGACTTCAAGCTCAAGGTCATGATCCATGCCGAGATGGCCGTGGTCCTCGAAGCCTGTCGTCTGGGCCGCAGCACGCTCGGCAGCACGCTGTATTTCGCCGCCACGAACGGCGCGGGCGAGGTCTGGGGTGGAGCGCCGTGCGCGTATTGTGCCATCCATCTCATCAAGGCCGGCGTATCGCGCATCGTGTCGCCGCCGGCCCGCTTGCGCCCTAGCCGATGGGACGAAACCACAGCCCTGGGCGCCGACTTATTGCGCCGAGCCCGAGTCGTATGCGAGGAGGTAAATTTATGATAAACCCGAAATCAAAGCGTCGAGTCGTCGTGCCGCCGCCAGTGACCAAGGTCACGGCCGCCCCGCCTGTGGAAGACAACGGCGGATTGCGGTTCGATGACGACAAGCCGGCGTATGATCTGATCCCGCCGGAGGCGATGGACGAGCTTGCGCTGCTCTATACCATCGGGGCGAAGAAATACGACCTTCGGAACTGGGAGCGCGGCATGGCCTTCGGCAAATGCTTCGGCCCCCTCATGCGACACGCCTGGCGGTTCTGGCGGGGCGAGGAACGAGACCCAGAGACGGGCATACACCATATGATCCATGTGGCGTGGAATGCCTTCGCGCTCTATACCTACGTCACCCGCAGCATCGGCCGGGATGACAGAGGGCCGCAGAGCCGAGTGCGGCAGGGGGCGCGGGAGGAATAGGCATATCGTATGCAGTCACTTTATGTCATATGCCTATTCTGAGGCTTGACGCCATACCAAAAAGCCGTAGAATACACCCAAGTCGTAAAGGCCGCGCTTGGCAAGACTCTCGGCCTTTAGTTAGGTTTTGCACTCACTGCCAAGCCGAGGGCGAGTTCTACGCCGGCGTCCGAGGCTATTGCAAAGCGTGTTGGAGGAACGAAATGCGCTTACAGCGCGCCACGAAAGGGTTCGTATACAACGAGCGGAAACCCGAGCGGCAACGTCGTGCCCCGCCGCCGGCGACGCCTTAGCTACGGCCGTGGCATGAGCCAAGACTTCCGCCTCGTGTCCGGTCATGTCAAGGCCGAACGCACCACGCCCACGTTCGCCCGCAATCGTGGGTCGAACGACGCCGCCCGGCTCGGCCTGGCGTATGAGCGTCGCGTGGTCAAAGAGCTTCAGCACCATGTTGACATCGGCAACCTTGTTCGCGTCGAACACAATCCGTGGTTTGCCTACGAGGACGAATTCGGGGCCGGCACCTGTTCGCCCGACATAATAGTTTACGGTCCGCAGTTCGTCCAAATCGTCGAGGTCAAGCTCCGCTGGGTCCCGGTCGCGCAGAAGAAGCTCGAAAACCTCTACCGGCCCGTGGTTTGCGCCGCCTACGGCATTATGCCAAGTCTTTTGGTCCTATGTCGGCATCTTACGCCAGAGGCCCCCAAGCCCGTGTTCACACTTCGGGATGCGGTCAAAACCACTGGGGCCGTGCTGAACTGGCCCGCGAACGGACGCATACCGTGGTAGAGCGCGCAGGCTACAAGCATGTCAATCGGCGCCTGACTGACGAACAGGCCGAGAAACTCATCCTCATCTTTGTCTCGGGCGAAAAATACAATCTTTCGGCCCTAGCAAGGGAATACGGCCTAAACTATACAACCATCCGCCAAATACGCGATGGTGGGTCGTATAAGTGGATTTGGCACAAGGTCCAGCGCGCGCTTCGGGCTAAAGCTGCGCCCTCGCCCCCGCCTCCGGCCTAGTTATGGAAGCCGCAGACGTTCGTATCCTGCTAGAATGGGCCGGTGGAAAGCTTTTGAGCTTGCGACTTGCGTCTCCCTCTCCGCAGGGCTACCGAAGCTTTTGGCCCGACTACGCAGACGACTCTACGGCCTATGGCTATACCAAAGAGACGATGAGAGCCCCGGCCGTGGCGCCGCACGAAGTCCGGGCCATGGAACTCATACTAGAACTGCCAGCGCTGTATATCCATGACATAACTACCCGGCGCATTGTCCATCGGCGCAGCCTAATTGCTCCCCTCACGGGCCGGTATATTCACAGCTACGGCGCCATCGCAGTCGAGTTCCATATCAACGCCCGGCTTGCTGCTCGGATTTACCTTAAGGGTGTGGGTGAAATTGGGCGAAGGATCACGACACAAAAGGCAGATGCGATACGTCGCGCCCTAACGCCCTAACGCATCACGCCCTTGACATCGCTCCCACATGGCCTCTAGGTTCCTCGTAAGCTGCGCGAAGTCGCCGGGTGGGTGGATTTAGTGTAGCCGAGGCCGAGGGACCCCGCATCTCTCGGCCTCACCCTTTCCGCAGGAGTTCGCCATCACCGCTTTCACGCGGCCCTATATGTATCCGAAACAGCTTGATGCAATGTTTTGTCCGCATCGCTACGGAATTATAGAGGCCAGCACAAAGTCGGGCAAAACAATCAGTGCCATAGCGTGGATTGTGGAAACGGCCCTAAAGGGCAAGCCCGGTCACAACTATTGGTGGGTGGCCCCAGGCTACAACCAGGCCGAAATCGCCTACCGGCGCATCAAGCAAGGCTTGACCAAGGGCAGCTTCACGGCATATGACACCCCAACGCCCAGGATACAAACCCTTGCTGGGACGTGGATTTGGTTCAAATCGGCCGACAATTCCGATGCGCTTTATGGCGAGGACGTTTATGGCGCCGTGATTGACGAAGCTTCGCGCGTCGGGGCCGACTCCTGGCACGCCGTGCGATCGACTCTGACAGCCACGCGTGGCCCCATCCGTATCATTGGCAACGTCAAGGGCCGCAAGAACTGGTTCTACGACATCGCCCGGCGGGCCGAGCTCGGCCTCTCGCCCAATATGCACTATAGCAAGATCACGGCTGATGACGCTGTGGCTGCCGGTGTGCTTGACGCCGAGGAGATCGAAGATGCTCGTAGCACCCTACCGGAATGGATTTTTCGCGAACTCTACTACGCCGAGCCGGGGGATGACCAAGGAAATCCCTTCGGCCTCCAACACATCAAAGAGTGCACGGTCGAAGGTCTGCTCCCTGGTCCGGTGGTTGCGTGGGGTATTGACCTGGCGAAAAAGAACGACTACTTCGTAGTCATCGGACTGAACGAGCAGGGTGGCGTTGCGGCGTTCCACCGTTGGCGCGGCATCCCTTGGCCCAAGGCCATTGCGTCGGTCCGGGCCATTGTGGGCGAGGACGCCCCGGCGCTCGTGGATAGCACCGGCCTTGGCGATCCCGTGCTCGCGTCGTTCCAAATCGAACGGGGGAATTTCTACGGCTACAACTTCACGCCGAGCTCCAAGCAAAAGCTCATGGAAGGTCTTTCGGTCAGTATTCAGAGCCACGAGATCAAGTTTCCGAAGGGCCATATCAGCACCGAGCTTGAGTATTTTGAGTATGAAGAAAAGGCGAATGGGGTGAGGTATTCCGCCCCCGAGGGCCAGCATGACGACTGCGTTGTGGCGCTGTCGCTTGCGCGACAGATGTGGTCACAGGTCGCCCCAGGCGTGAACGTGATGAAGTATTACGCCCAGGCCACGGCGCAAATGCAGCAGCAAGCTGCCCTGCCCGAGCCGGAGAACAACCGTCCGTGGCAAGACGAACCCATTGTAATTGCCGACATACTCGACAATGAACTCGACGTGTTGTATAAGGAAACCGTGGCGGCGCAAACGGGCAGCACGGTCCGGTCGTGCGCCGGATGTGGCCGGGCCATTACCGATGGCACGAAGATTTCCGATGGCCAATACAACTGGCACGTCGGCTGCTCCGGCCACGCTGGGCTGGCGAGAAACCCCGTAATGGAGGCTGTGGCGTAATGTCCGGTTCCCTGTCGCAAGCCTTGGCTCCCGTTCCCGTCAAGAACCTCGACGATGCCGGCCGGGCTGTGGCCTTTTCTGCCGAAGTCACGCTCGTCGCCAACCAAACCTTTACGTTGAATTTGCGGCAACAGTCGGGAGTATACCCGAAGCAAATTCAGGGTGCGTATGTTGACAACTCGGCCGGCACAGCGGCCTGCGTCATCACGACGCTTGCGGGTGACAGCAAGAGCATTCCCTCGGGCTATCAGGGCACCATGCCCCTATACCTCGGCCCCGACGACACGCTGTATATGTCGGGCGCCGGTTCCGTTCGCCTCACGCTGTTGAACTTTCAAACCCCCATGGCGGTGTGGTCGGCCCTCGGCTCCAGCAGCACCGTGGCGCAGGGTTATGGGCCGAGCGACGAAGTCGTAGCCGAGCGGGTGCGTAACACGTCGGTTTGTGGCGGCTTGTCGTCCGGTTACGTTTCGATCTTCAGCGCCGAATGTTATATTGATGCTTTCGACCTGAAGCTCAGTGCCGACGCAACCATAAGCTCGGGCGGTTTGTTGGGGTGGAAGCTCGGCTACGCCAGCAGCAACCCCCAATACTTGGTGCAGAACACGAACAACACGAGCAATAATGGCACCATAGCCTTCTCGAACGCTCCTGCGGCCGGCAACGTCATATTTGCCTATGGCTATTCCAACAACGACAACAACATCACCGCCCCGTCGGGCTGGACCGGGCTCGGCTCAACCCACGGCACGCCCAACAACTCGATCCTGGCGTGCTGGACCCGGACTGTCCAACAGGGCGACAGCGGAACCTATACTGGTTTTACGTCCGGCGGCAACTACAACCTCGTGGCGTTTGAAGTCACCGGCACCCCAACACTGGTGCAATCGGCCATCGGCAACGCTGCAAGCGTGACTGGTGACGTGGTGGATGTGACGCTGCCATCCGCGCCGAGCGGTGATGCCCTGCGGCTCGTGATTTTGTGGGACAGCGCCCTGCTGACGCCCGGGACCTATTCCTCCGGCCTGACCCAGCTTGTGACACAAAACGCCAACATTGGCGACACAATCGCCTGCTCGTGCCCCGTCACGCAGTCCACCCCGGCCGTGTTCACGCTCGGCAATTCGCCATCGTCCACGCCCGGCGCCATGGTGATTGACATCAAGGCTACGCCCCCGGTGACGCCGATCCTGGAAGGCAACGTCTATGTCCCGGGCACTGCCCCAGTGTCCTCAGGTGTTGTGACACTGAGCCATTTCGAAAATATGAAGCTTACGGTTCCGAGCAGTTCTGGTGTTGTGCTCGATATAACGAGCGGAACGCTGTCCGCCGGCCAACTGTTCTACACGGCCCTTGGCGGCCTCACGTCGGCGAATTAACCATGCGACTCGCTTGCGAAGTCAATGACAAGCCCGCGATGATTGTGGGCTACGTGGCCGCCCGGCGTGGCATTCGTGCTGTCATTGTGCAAGAGGGCGAACTTCGGCACGTTGCGTTCAAGCGGGTGAAGCTGCTGAATGTGCCGAACGACCTGCTGGCCCCGGGCGAGGTTGTGAGCCTCGGCAAGAAAAAGAGGGAGAAAGCGTCGTGAGCGACTTTCTGCTGAACAGCATCGTGGCGCCTGCGCAGCTTGAGGCCATGGGTGCGCTCGCGCGTAAGACACCGCTGGGCGCCTTTGCCGAGATCGGCGTCTATCGCGGTGGCAGCGCCAAGGTGCTATACGACATCGCTGTGGCACAAGACCGCGAACTGCATCTGTTCGACACGTTCACGGGCATTCCCTTCGCCACGCCGGGTTTGGACAAGCATGAAGTCGGCGAGTTTGCCGTCGATCCCGGCTTCGAACACAAGCTGCGCGAAGCCCTGCCCTTGGCCTGGATTTACGTGGGGACCTATCCGGAAACCCACGGCGATGACCTTCCGCCCATGGCCTTCGTGCATGTGGATTGCGACCAATACACGAGTTACAAGGCCGTGCTGGCGCTGATGTGGCCCCTGCTCGTGCCGGGCGGCATCATGCTGTTCGACGACTATCCGTATCTTGGCGGCGCGAAAAAGGCCGTGGAGGAACATTTCGACCCGAAGGACCTGGGTCGGTGCGGGCAGCGGTTCTATGCCATCAAGGGCGAGGATGGTAAAATAGGCATACCGCATACAGTGACTGCATTGCATATGCCTTATTCCACCTATCACAAGCCACTCGGCCGCTGACACTATGCCTCGTTTAATTTGGACCCCGGAAATGGTGGCCGAATTGACAGATTTACGCTCGCGCAGAGTTGCGCTAGAAATCTGCGCCGAGCGCGTTGGTGTTGCTGTCAACGCAGCGACAGCTAAGTGCCGTGAGCTGGGCCTTGCTGGCTGGGACTATGACGGCCGGGGACCGAAAGTTGATTGGACCCCTGAACTGGTCGAGCGACTGGTCGCCTTGCGCAGTAAGGGAGTCTCGCTGTGGAAATGCGGCCAAAAGCTCGGCATCTGCTACCACCGCATTCGCCAAAAGGCGCGTGAATTGAACGTTGCGCAGCTTCGCGACAGCGGGCCGCTCAATGGCTGAGTTCACGAACGAAGACTTCCTTGCCGCCTTGCGGGAGGCGCAGGACAGCGCTCGGCGCCAAGGCCCCGCGAACTTCGAGGAATACCGTCAGGAGCAAAGTCGCCTTGCCAAAGCCCCACGAGCCGGTGGCATCCGAAGCTCTCTCACGCCAGGGTCCGGTGGCTATAGCCCAGGTTTCGGCCTTATGGGCAGCATCACAGGGAGCCTTAATACAAATTCACGTGCCCCTACTGGCCCAAGCTCCCGCCGTAGTGGCAACCAGGCTACTGGCCTCAAGCAGATGCCGGAACAGTTCGGCGTCCCCAGCGGAGTCGATTGGCGACAAGGACAGAGCCAATACCTCGACCAGCGGCTGAACCAGCCGCCGCCGTGGATTGACGACGTGGATTTGGCCTCGGTGTGGTATAGCCCGATGGAGCCGGTGTGGCCATTCGGGCCGCCAAACTATACCCTTCCGAGGGAGTGGGATTTTCCCGTCGGCTACAACTTGAATTATGTGCCTGAGCGGCTGAACCTGCTCGGCATGTTGCGGGGTATGCGCAAATCCTGGGGCGTGTTGTCCACAATCATCGAAACGCGCAAAGACCAACTGCTGCGCCTGCCGTGGACCATTCAAGTGCGGGGCAAGCCAAGGGCCGAGAGCAAGGCTGTTGACGAAATGCGGAAGTTCTTCCGCAAACCCGATGGCAAGCTGTCGTATAGCCAGTGGGTAGGCAAATACCTGGACGACAGCCTCGTGATCGACGCACCGACGTTGTTCATGGATCGGACGGTCGGCGGCAAGGTGCGCTACGCTCAGGTGCTAGACGGGGCCACGATATTCCCCCTCATTGACGACGTGGGCCGCCGGCCAGACACGGACTATCGCATAGACGCCAGCGGCATCGTTTACGAGCGCCGTCAGCCGGCCTATCAGCAAATAATCTATGGTTTGCCTATGGTGAACTTGTCCGAGGACGAGATCATCTACGGTATGCGCCGGCCGCTGCCGGAGTTTCCGGTCTTCGGCTACAGCGCTGTTGAACAAATCTTGACCGAAGCCACGGAGGCCATACGAAAGACCTTCTACCAGCTTGAGTTCTGGCGCGCCGGGTCCATGCCCGAGATGATTATCACGGTCCCGGACACGTGGACACCGCGCCAGATCGCCACGTTCCAGGCACATTTCGACGCCCTAATGTCGGGCCAGCTTACGCTAAAATCAAAGGTTCGGTTTGTGCCAGGCGGCATGAAACCCTTTGACATCAAGAACGCAAGCGGCGAGAGCCTGTGGTCCCAACGTGATGAGTTGCTCGTCCGCCTTGCGTGCTACGCATTTAGCGTCTCGCCCACACCGTTCGTTCACCAAACCAATCGTGCCACTGCGAACCAGAGCCAGGAGACTGCCGAGGAAGAAGGTCTCTTCCAAATGATGTCATACTGGAAAGATGACGTCATGGACACGATTATTCAGGACAAGTTCGGCTATGACGATGTGGAATTTGTCTTCCTGCCGCGCAGCGAGCCTGACCAAAGCAAACAGGCTACGATCCATCAGGTTCAGCTTCATGATGGCCTTCGCACTATCAACGAGGTTCGAGGGGAACTTGGGCTTGAGCCGGTGGCCGACGGCGACGTGCATCTCATATACTCGGGCAACCAAGTCGTCCGCTTGGATCAGGTGGTGAGTGGCGAAGTCCTTGGCATGATGCCGGGCGCTCCTGGCCCAAGGGAGGGTGAGCCAAAGCCGGCCAGCCCGACGGGGGCGAGCAAAACTCCCGTCAAGGGCGCGGCGAAGCCTGCCAATGCCAGTCCGCTGCCGCCCAAACCAGCGCCGAAGCCGGCGCCCAAGCCTACCCCTGTGCATAAGGCTGTGAGTGCTGGGGACGTAAAGGACGCTGCCGGCGACGCTGAGCGTAAGCCGAGCAAGATACAGCAGAAAGTCGGCAACTATCCCAAGGGCCACCTGTCACTTCGGGGCCTGAAACTGACGATTGAAAATGCAAAGGGGTCAAAACGAGGCGAAAAGGACCGGGCCGGTGTTTCTCATTGGGTTCGTATGCCTGCTGCTTATGGATATATCCGTGGCACCATTGGCGCTGACGATATGCAAGTTGATTGCTATATCGGCAAGCATCCTGAAAGCGACACGGTTTGGGTGGTCGATCAGGACAAATTCGACATAAATGGCGAAGACAAGGGCTTTGACGAACACAAGGTCTTTCTCGGCTACGCCAAGCTCAAGCGCGTGATAAAGGACTACGTGGCGTCACACTACGACAACATGGGCCATGATCGGCTTGCAGCCGTGACTGAACTGTCGTATGACGAACTGAAAAAATGGCTCAAAAAGGGCGATATGAAGCGGCCAATTTCGGAACAAGGAGTTGGCCGCGTTGTTGCCCGCCGTGGCAAGGGCGAGGACGGCATATCAAAGGCCGATACCGTCAGCCAAAGCACGGGCTTGGTGAGTTACGATCTTGGGCCGAAGGCCGGCAAGAAGCGTAAGAAGAAACGTCTGGCCTCCGGTCCTCGGTGGCTGGAACTATGCGCATAATGTAAGGAGAACCCGATGTCAACCGTTCAACTCTCACTCAACGGCCTGGGCGGAGTGGTCCAGGGCAACTATGGCACGTATCAGGCCGGAACCGATGGGACCTGTGTCGTTGACACCCGTGACGTGGCCAGCCTGCTGGCTCTCGGCGCCACGTATGTCAACGTCGTTTCGTCGAGCTACACCACGCCGATGGCGCCCACCGCTGCCACGGTCGGGGCAATCGTGGCCTCCGGCGCCCTGAGCAACGGAAGCGTCAGCGTCACCGCGCAGCCGAACGAACTCCGGCCCGTGACCGTCGAGGTCGGCACCGGCACCACCGCCATCAGCGCCGGCACGGCCACGGTGGTCTACACGGCAAACGACGGCACCACCACGACGGACAGCTTCTCACTCGTCTGTGCCGCCAGCGCGAGCGTGACGCAAACGACGAGCAAGGGTGTCGATACCATCTCGTCCATCACCGTCGCCGGCGTCAGCGGCGGCCTGTCGCCGTGGTTCCGCATGAGCACCACGGCCGCCATCGCCCTGCCGCTCGCTCCCGGTGCCGTGGACATCTCGGTCCAGCGTGAATATGACAACGGCGCCACGATTGCGGTCGGCACCTTGGGCATCAGCCTCGGGTCGATCTATCCGACCACGGCGCCGAACGGCACGCTGCAATACAGCTTCGTCTACACCTACACCGCGCCGGGCAAGTAACGCCATGCCACACGATATGGAACTGGGTTCGGCTTTTGCGGTGCCGCAGGACTACAAACCCACGAAGGCGGACGAACTCAACCACATGGGCGCGTTGTTGTTCAACAAGGGCCAGCTTGAGCCTGCTCGGTTCCATTTTCTTGCGGCCTTGCAACTCGACCCAAACCACGCCATGGCGCTGCAAAACCTCGGCGCCGTGCTGCGGAACATGGGTCATTACGAGGCCGCGGCAAGCGTCGCTCGGCGGAGTGTGCGGCTGTCGCCACAAAATCCGTTCTGCCAGTCGAACCTCGGCGTCAGCCTGCTGAGCCTGAAAGACTTCGATGCGTGTTTGGCCACGCTCCAGTGCGTGACAAAGGCCCTGCCGGACAGCGGGCCGAGCCACCACAACCTCGGCCTGGTGCTGTATATGCTCGGCCGGTTTGAGGAGGCGCTGGCGTCGTTCGACCGGGCCAGGGCCATCGACGGCGCCAATCCCGTATGCGAAAGCGATCGGGCGCTGACATTACTGGCCCTTGGCCGGCTGGACGAGGGCCTGGCCGCATACGAGGTCAGGTGGAAAATCCTCGCGCAAAGTCCGATCTGGAACCTCGGCTTGCCCGAGTGGCAGGGCGAAGACATTCGGGGCAAATCCATACTGGTGCATCACGAACAAGGGTTTGGCGACAGCCTGATGCTCGTGCGGTTCCTGCGGGAGCTTGTCGAGACCAAGGCAGATATTGTCTTGGCCGTGCCGAACGAACTCGTGCGCCTGTTCGAGTTCAACTACGGCAATTACGTCGAGGTCGTGCCACTGCTGGACGAAGGCTTGGCCAAGCGTGAGTTCGACTACCACACGCCCATGCTCAGCATGGTTCGGCACCTTGGCATCAGGCGGCCGAGCGACATATCATCGGTTCCGTATCTCAGCGCGCCCTGGGACGAGCATGATATTGCCAACCGGCTGCCCAAGGCCGAGTTGCGCATCGGCGTCGTGTGGGCGTCTGGCAACCACGGCCCGGTGACAGTGGATCGCCGCCGGCTCGTGCATGTGACGAAATTCCTCCCCTTCACCGAGCTGCCGAATGTCAGTGTCATATCGCTGCAAAAGGGTGACGAGGCGCAGGACATCCATCGCTTCGGTCTTGAGGGGCTGATCTACGATGCCAGCCCGAGGCTTGAGGACTTCGCAGCCACGGCCCAGGTGATCGCCGCCCTCGATCTTGTGGTCACGGTTGACAGTGCCGTGGCGCATTTGGCCGGCGCCATGGACGTGCCGACCATCATGCTTTCGCCCTATTCGCGGTGCTGGCGGTGGTGGAATGCCGACAAATACAGCGGCCTGCCCTGGTATGACAACATGATCGTGCTGTCGCAATCGCAGGACGGCTCGTGGAACAACGCCGTGGCGGACGCCCTGGAACATGCCGTGGATATGTTGGGGATAGCGCGTTAGGCATACACAATACAGTGACTGTATTGCATATCCCTTTTCTCTAGTTAAGGAGTTAAACCGATGGCCCAAACCAAGACCGTTTCCGGCAACGTGACGACCTATGTCATCACGGATACCGAGGGGAACAGCGTGACTGTCGTGGCGAATGCCAGCAACCCCGGCGCCGGCCGGACCCTGACCTTTTCGTCCAACGGCGGCCTGCACGTCGACGGCCAGCTTCAACTCACCACGCTCATGCAACTGCTGAGCACGAACCTGACGCCATAATCTGTCGGCTGGGGAGCATAGCTTATGGCGGATTTTAGTGTCTTCTTGCCGATTGCCAAGATCGACAAGGACAAGCGCACGGTGTCGGGCTATGCCTCCACGCCGGCCAAGGACAGCGATGGCGAAATCGTCACACTCGACGCCATCAAGGCCGCCCTGCCCGGCTATATGAAATGGGGCAATGTCCGTGAGATGCACAAGCTCTCGGCCGTAGGGACCGCCGAAGAGGCCAACATCGACACGAAAGGGCTGTTTCTCACCGCGAAGATCGTGGACGACGTGGCTTGGAAGAAGTGCCTTGAGGGCGTGTATAAGGGCTTCAGCATCGGCGGCCGCAAACTCGACAAGTCCGGCAATAAGATTACCGAGATCGACATGACGGAAATCTCGGTCGTCGATCGTCCTGCCAACCCGGAATGCAGCTTCTCGCTGGCGAAGATGGCCAAGGCCGTTGACGACAAGCATCCGGGCTATTTGCTCAAGGTCGGCCCGGAACGCACGCCGGAGCAAAAAGCCTTGGCGAAAATGGCCAAGGTTGTCGGTGCCTTGGCGAAAGGCGGGCCGCCGGCGGCGCATGACGGCTTCAGCCTGCCGGCCAAGCCCACAGCCAAGGCCGAGGCCAACCCTTCGCCCAACGATGCTGTGGCTGATGGCAACAACAAGGCCGTGGGCAGTGGTGGCAGCACGGCTGATGTCAACATGGCTCCCCCGGCGTGTGAGAAGCACGGCAAGGTCGGCTGCAAGAAATGCGCTATTGTCAAGCGCATGGCCGAGCCTTGTGCGAAGCACCAAAAGATCGCTTGCACGAAGTGCGCGTTTGAGAAAAAGGACAAAAGCAAATCCGATGCGAAGCCCTACGGTGACGTGGAATATGCTGATCCCGGCCACCAGGCCGACGGCAAGGCCCGCTACCCCATCGACACCGAGGAACATATTCGCGCCGCGTGGAACTATATCAACAAGCCGAAAAATGCTGCGAAATATGACCCCAAACACGCATCTTCGGTCAAGAGCAAAATCGTCGCGGCATGGAAAGACAAAATCCACAAGGACGGTCCGCCTGGTGCGGCGGAGCCGGCGAAGAAGGCGGCGCAAGCCGAAGCGATCCATGACTTGCCCTGTTTCACTCTCGGCAAGGCCGCTGCCCCGGCGGTGGAGGCCGAGCCAGCGTTTTTGTTCTTGGGCAAGGCAAAGGGTGGCTCCGATCGCCTCGCGAAGGGTATGCAGGCTGCCGGGACGCTGAGTTTTGCGTTCGACCGCCTGCGGGACGTGCAACGCAGCCTCATGTTGGAAGGCAAACGAGAAGGAGGCGACAAGAAAGACCACGGCTTGGCCGACACACTTGGCACCATTGCCAAGCAAATCGCCGCCGTCATCGCCCAAAAGGCGGAACACGAAGGCGGGGAGGCCGTGGACCTCTCTGATGCCGACGATGCCTATGTCAAAAACATCCTATCAGCAGGAGATACAACCACCATGAGCCAGTTCAGTTATGCTGCCGACGGCGATCCGCTGACGAAAGCGATCCTCGACACCATCACCAAGGCCGCCACGCCTTCGCCGATGATGCGGATGAAGAAGGCCGAGGAGGAAATGGCCGAGGCCCGGAAGACGATGAAAGAGGCCAAGAAGATGATTAAGGCCGCGCACGACATGCACAAGGCGGCCTATTTGGCCAAGCAGGGCGCCGGCGGCGATGTGGCCAAAGCCAGCGGCGGAGCCGAGTTCGACCACGTCGGCGCCATGGAGAAGCTGCAAAAAGCCTATAATGACATCGACAAGGCTCGGACCTTCAGCAAGGCCGCCATGGGCGAAATGTCCAAGGCTCGTGCCGGGCAGAGCGGCCAGGAAGTGTCGGACGGCAACGCGGACTACAAGGTTCCGCCAGGCATCAAGGACCTCAGCACCGAGGACATGAAGAACGCAGCGGCCGGCGGCGGTGACTTGGCCAAATATGCCAAGAACGGCCAAATCCCCGCCGATGTCGCCCAACTCCTGCTGGAAAAAGCCGCAACGCAGGGCGAGCTTGAGGCGCTTCGTCGCCTGCCGGCCGGGGTCGTCGGTCGCCAGGGTCGGCCCTACAGCTTCGACACGCAGCGGCTGTTCGGCGGCGCGGGGGGTGGCGGCCAGCAGAATACGACCGAGTTGGCCAAAGCCCTGTTCGACGGCGTCGATGTCAACGCCCTCGGGTCCGGCGACGAGCAGGCCCACGGCATGGCTGCGGCCAAGGCTGCGGGCAACTTCCTGCTGTCCGGCCAGTTCGGCAAAAGCGTCTTCGATCCATCTTTCCACGGTGCCGCCGGGTCGAAGTAACCCGGGCCGAGCACTGAGTTTCACGTTTCACGCAAGATCACAGGAGTTATGAATATGCCGGACGGTTCGGGGGTTGCCTTCACGGGCAGCGGGGGCATTGGCAATGAGTTCGTCAATGCCCTGTTGAACAACGAGAACTTCGTCAAAAATCTCGAAAAGCGCATGGGTTCGGGGCTTGCCAAGGCCGATACCATCCAGCAGGCCACGAACCTGCTGTGGTATGACCTCAAGCCCGTGGTCCAGATGCTGTATCCGTATAAGGAGTTGATCCCTCGGATCAGCCGCCTGCCGCGGGTCAGCGCCGATGGCGGCAACGCCTTCCACTGGAAGCGGATCGTTGGCATCAACGTCAACGGCGCATCGTCGGGCGTCAGCGAAGGCAACCGGGGCGCCCGCATTGCGATCGCCGAGCAGGACCTGACCGCAGCGTTCAAGACCCTGGGTTTCGAAAGCTCCGTCACGTTCGAAGCCCGGCTCGGCGCAAGGAACCTGTCGCCCGAAGCGCTGGGTATCAGCGTTCAAGCGGCCCTGCGCAGCCTGATGATTGACGAGGAGAAAATCCTCATCAACGGCGATGCCAGCCTGCCGCTGGGCACCACGCCGACGCCAACGCTCGTCGCCGGCACGGTCAGCGGGCTGACCGGCACCTTCGGCTCGGCAACGGTCTACGTCATGTGCGTGGCCTTGACCGGCATGGGCTACTTGGGCTACTCGCCCTATTCGTCCGTGACCAACCTCGGCGGCATCGTCGGCCAAGTCACCAAGGTCAATGCTGACGGTTCCACCGACACCTACGGCGGTGGCAGTGCGCAGCCGAGCGCTGAGACATCCGTTGCGGTTTCGGGCACGCAGTGTGTCACAGCCACGGTGACGCTGGTGCCCGGCGCGTTCGCGTATGCGTGGTTCGTCGGCAGCGCCAGCGGGGCGGAATACCTTGCCGGTATCACGCCGTCGAACCAGGCCATCTTCACGAAATTCCCGGCCAACACCAACCAGCCGATCGCCAATCTGAAAGTCGGTGCCACCTATGCCGACAACAGCGTGGACCAACTCGTGCCGGACGGTGTGCTCGCCCAAGTCTTCGGCCAGATCACCGGACCGACGCCGGGCCAAATCATGAGCACCAACCCGCTGCTGCCCTCGGGCGTCAGCTTCACGGCCGGCGGCTCGATCATCTACACCATGCCCGCAGGCAACACGGGCCTGACGCTCTCGGGTTCGAACTTCCAGGAAATCGACGCCGTGCTCCGAGCGGCCTATGACCAATACAAAATCGGGTTCGACCGGATACTGATCTCGGCCACGGACGTGCTGGACACCTTCGGCGCCATGCTCGGGCAGGCCAGCACGAGCAACGGGTTCCGCATCTGGTTCGACGCCGATGCCGAAACGGGGCGGATCGTTGCCGGTCGGCGGGTGACGAGCTACCTGAACAAATTCTTCAACAATACCCTGGACGTCGAGGTTCACCCTTATGTTCCGCCGGGATGTATCCTCTTCTGGAGCGACAGGTCGCCCTACGAACTCTCCGGCGTGGCGAACTTGCTGGAAGCCAAGGTTCGGCAGGACTACTACCAAATCCAGTGGCCGTGGCGCAGCCGGCGCTACGAATATGGTGTGTATGTGGACGAGGTTTTCCCGATCTACTTCACGCCGGCATTCGCCGCCATCATCAACAAGAACCCGATCTCGGGCAGCTTCTCGTTCTGATGTAACTGCCGGTCCGAGGGGTTAATAAGCCTCTCGGACCCAGTTTTGGGATTATACCATGGCCGCAATGTGTCAGGACTGCACGGGTTGCTGCATCGTCTTTGAGGTCAAAGACATTGCGAAACCCTTCGGTCAGCCGTGCAAGCACCTGGGCAAGACCCTGTTCGGCACGGGTTGCACTGTCTACGCCGATCGGCCAGACGCTTGCAAGCGCTACGTGTGCCTGTGGCTGGACTCGCAGCGGCGGCTGGAAGTCGAGCGGATGCCCGAAGCCCTGCGGCCTGACGTGTGCAAGGTGGTGTTGGGCTGGCCTTGGGGCGAAGATCGTGAAACCATGTTCGTCTACCCATACCCCGGCTATGACGATGCGTGGAAGGCCGAACCTGTGGCCAGCTATCTTCGCATGATCCTGAGCCGAGGCGGCAAAATCGTTGTGGTCACGGGCCGGACCCGCACCGCTATCAAGGGCGATATGGCGTTTGTGGGCACCGAAGAAGAATTTGCGTCAATTCTCGGCTAAGGAAAGGCAAAAGCATCATGTGGTTTCAGTTTCCGCCCGGCGCCGAAAGCATCACGGTCCAACGCCAGAACTTTGGTGTCGAAATCAAGGATGCTCAAGGCATCGGGTATTTTCGCGCGCCCAGCCACTTCGCCCCGACGATCCTGGCCATTCCCGGCTTTGGCTTGGCCCGTGATCTGCCCGACGACGCCCCGGTGGACAATACCGGGACGGGCAAGGAGGAAAAGGCCATGAGCAGCCTGGCGGCAAGCCTCGAAGCCAAGGATATGGAAATCCAGGGCTTGCGCGAAGACCTCAACGCCGCTATGGCCGAAAACGCTTCGCTCAAGGAGAAGAATGCGCAGCTTTTGGCCGATAATGACAAGCTGCAAGACCTGATGGACAATATCGAGCAGCAGCTTGAAGACAAGGGCCAAGCTGTGCCGGCAGCGCTCAAAGCCAAAACCGGCGGGTCGAAGGCCGCTTCGTGAGCCTCGCTGGCGGTGATCTGACCACGCCCCAACGCGTAGCGACATGGATGGCCAACGCGCCCACGTTGCCGTCCCCGATCATCAACCAGCTTATCGGCTCAATGAGCGGAATGATCTACAGTCGGCTGAATAGGGCGAGAATATACAATCAGACGTATAGTAGGGTGTTCGACGGTGTCGGCACCATGCAACTCGTTCTACCTGATTATCCCGTCACCGGCATCAGTTCCGTCCAGCAGGGCAATAATGTCATTCCGCAGAGCAGCCTGCCGTCGCCCGCAGGGACGTATCTTGCCGGGACGAGCCAAGGCTATGGCTGGCGCTGTCCCCTGTGGCTCGGAAACTTGCCGGGCGAAAACGCCGTGCTCGAACTGGTCAACGGCTATTTTTGGACCGGGGTGCAGAACATTCGGGTGATTTATCAGGCCGGCTACCTCGTGAGCCAAGAAGCCGCTACCGTGCCGGCGGAAAGCCCCTACACTGTCACAGTGGCCCAAGCGCAGGGCATATGGTCTCGTGACAATGGTGTGACCTATGCCACAAGTGGCGTGGCCCTAACGCCAGTGGCCGCCAACCCAACCACGGGCCAATACATTCCCCCTGCGGACAGCGCTCCGGGGCTATACACTTTCAGCGCCGGGGACGAAAACGCAGCGCTGCTCATAAGCTACAGCTTTATCCCCGCCGACCTTGAGGAAGCCTGTATCCAAATGGTTGCGGAACGATACAGCTACCGTAACCGAGTGGGTGATGCCAGCAAGAGCCTCGGTGGCCAGGAGACCATGCGCTTCCGGCTAGGTCTACCACGCGAGGTTCTCGACATGATCCAGCCGTATGTCAGCGTTGTGCCCCCTGTCATCGGCGCCCCGGTCTGATGTTTGACCTAACTGTTGGCATCTTTGGCACCGATCGCTTCGACAGCCTTGGCCGGCGCTTGCGCGTGGCGACGGAAAAACAGGCGATCAAGAGCACAGATTTGCTTTACGACAAGGTGCAAGAAAACCTAAGCGGCAGGATATTGCAAAAGCGCACGGGTGATTTGGCCGCTTCGATCCACAAACTATACGACAACACGGGCGATGGCTATATCGGCGAGGTTTATGTCGATCCAGCCGACGACAAGGCCAAGGCTCTAGAGTATGGTGGCAAGGGTTACTATACCATCGTGCCGTCCAAGGGCGAGTTCCTCAAGTTCTATTGGGAAAAGATGGGTTCGGTGGTCTTTGCGCGCAGCGTCAACCACCCGCCGAGCAAAGCCTACCATTATCTTGCCTTGGCCCTCGAAGACCTTCGCGACACTATCCCGCAGGGATTTCGCGAAGCCATTCAGACAACGCTGGACGGCGAGCTATTCGGTGGCGGATACTGATGAGTGCAGCGTTGACGACTCGGCAGCAAGTTATGAATGCCGTGCTGGCGCTGATACAGAATATGACGTTTGCCACGCCGATCAATGGCAAAACCACTTGGGCAACCGTAAGCAATGTTTTGAGGCTGTGGGGTGATGTTTCGGCCGATCAACAACCTTACGCTGCGCTTGTCACGCATAAGGAGACGGACGAATATCGTGGCTTGGGCCTATATCGTCGTCGGCTTGATCTTATGGTCTATTGCTATAGCCGTAGCGATAGCGCCCCTGGTGCTCCCGATCTCGACACCATGATGCAAGCGTTCGAGGCGGCGTTCAATACGGTTGATGATCCGAGCCGCAATGCCAACACGCTCGGCGGCCTGGTGTATTGGTGCCGGATCGAGGGCAAGGTTTTCAAGGACCCGGGCGATTTGGACAAGCAAACCATGCTCGTGGTGCCAATCGTTGTGGAAATGCCATGACGAGGAAAAGGTTAAAAAGGCATATGCTATACAGTGACTGTATTGCATACACCTATCTTATCACTCTAGCGTAAGGAAACGGAACTATGCAGCTCATTTTCGGCATCGGCGCACTGTGGGGTCAGCGGAACGACATAACGGGTGTCGGTCCCGATCAGTTCGCCGTCCTCCAGGACAATACGATTGACTTCAGCTACGAGGTCAAGGAACTCTATTCGCAGCTTGGGTTCCCGATCGACATCGCCCGGGGCAAGGGCAAGATCACGGGCAAAGCCAAGCTCGCGCGGGTGTTCGCCTCGTTGTATGCCGACTTGTTCTTCGGCGCCACGGTGACGACGGGTGAAGACAATGTGAGCGAAAGCGAATTGCATACGCTCGCAGCCTCGACCCTGACCGTGGCGAACGCAACGGGCTTTGTGGCCGACCTGGGCGTCTACTACAACGCGGCGGGGAACCTGCGGTTCACCTATACGACCGGCGCGCCTTCGGCCACGGGCCAATACACCACGGGCTCGAACGGTGTCTATACGTTCTACACTGGCGATGTCGGCGCGGTGGTGCAGGTGTCGTATGTGTATACCGACGCGGGTGGCAAAACCATCAGCATCACGAACAACTACATGGGCTACACGCCCACGTTCGTCGGCACGTTTTACCAGTCCCGCAACACTCAAGGCAGCACCGGGCAGATTACCCTTCGGCTGAACGAATGCGTCAGCAGCCACCTGACCATTCCGAACCGCATTGATGATTATGCCTTGCAGGATTTCGACTTCCAGGCGTTCTCGCCTGGCACCAACGTCATCGGCGTCATTTCGACAACGGAGTAAGCACTGTGTTTGCGGGAACCAAATTCAACATCGGCGGCGAGGACTTTGTCGTTCCGGCCTTGAGCCTTGGCCAGCTTCGGAATGGGCTCATGGACCGGCTCAAGGAGCACGATAAGGTCCTCGCCGAAGCAACCCTCTTCGACGCCATGTTGATCCGGGCGGAGGTCATACTTGCGGCTATCCGCCGGAATTATCCTGATTTTGACGAACAACGCCTAATGGACTATTTGGACCTCCGCACGGTCCTGCCTATGTGGAACGCCGTCCTCGGTGCATCAGGCTTTTCGCCGGGGGAAACCGAGGCGACGGCAACGGAAGCGAATGGGACCTCAAGCCCATCTATCGCAGCCTAGCCGCCGCCTACGGCTGGACCTATGCCGAGATCGACTCTCACACTATGCTTGAGGCCCAAGAGTTGTTCGAGGGATGGGTTGACCATCCCCCGACCAACCTTTTGGTGAAGGCCATAGTTGAGGGTTTCGGCGGCGCAAAGCCGAAGTTAGCCGAAGGCGCTTGGAGCGCCGACAACATTCCCCCCGAGGCTATGCAGGCCATGCAGAACTCGGCTCTGCAACAAATTGCCGTCAAAGCCGGGCCAACGCTGCCGATCCAGCGGGGCCGGGACAAGGGCCTGCCGAAAGCTCCACCGATATTTGACGAAGAAACCATGCGCCAGCGGAATGAAGAAGCCAGGGCGCGGATTGAGGCGCGAAGGTTGAAGGGGGTTCGGCAAGATGTCGGGAAGCAATAATTTAGAGATTAAGATTTCGGCGCAAGATAGCGCCTCGGCTATTATTCAAAAGCTCACTGCTAGTGTTCAAACGCTTACTATTGCATTGAATTATGCGGCTAATGCGTCTACGACCGAAAGCGCTGCGGCGGTAAATTCTTATCGGCAACAAATAGCCGCTGCCGAGCAACTCATTGAAGCTATGCGTTCGAGAGGCGCAGCCCAGCAAGAAGTTATTGCCTCTCTTCGAAACGAAGGGGAAACTGCATCACAAGTTTATGCGCGGATGCAGGAAGATGCAGTAAGCGCCGAACGGGCAAAACAACAAGCAATTAAAGAAACAATTTTAGCCCGCCGGGCCGCTATGTCGGCCGAAGAACGGGCAGCGGCCAATGTAGCTGCGCCGAGGATACAGAGCGTTTCGCGCTCGGGGCTAGGTAGTGCTGCCGCCACGGTGCTTAGTGGCGAAAAAGCCGCAGAAGCGGCGAAAGCCTTTCAACAACTTACCGATTTCGAAAAACGCCTCGGTGACAAGAGCTATACCGTTGCTTTTGCGGCCGAGCAGGAACGAATTGCCGAGGCCACTAAAAAGGCCATGCAGGCAATGGAAAGGGAGATTTATACCGCTCGGCAACTTCGCGAAGAACTTGCTATTCCGCCCGGCGGAAGTTTTGGCCGAATGGACCAAGGCGCCACTACGGGCATGCCTAGATGGCTGGCTAGGCAAAGAAACGCTCCGGGCGAAGAGGGTGAAAGCGAGGGCAGTGGGCAGTCTCATGGTGGCGGCGGCGGTGGCGCTCGCGCCGGTGTCGGTGGCCTAAACCGCGAGCTTGGCCACGTTGTCGCCGGCTTTGATGAATTAGCCCGTGGTAGCCGAGGCGCCTTTCTAAGCACCCTTGGGGCAGCCGCTCGTGATGCCGGTCTGGGTGTTGGAGCCCTTGGCACGTCTGTTGCCTTACTTGGCGTCGCCATGGCGGGGGCTGCAATTATGCGCCACGCTGAAGAATTGGGCGAATGGGCCACTCAGGTTAAGGCCGCCGCAAGCGCCACGGGTATGAGCCTGCAAGCATATTCGGGCCTAGAAGCCTCGCTTCGAGGCTTGGGCCTTAGTAGCACAGAGGCCGATGCAAGTCTTCGGCGCATTAGTGCTACGCTTGGCGAAGCCATTGCTGACCCGGCTAGCAAAGCTGCCGAAGCCTATCATAACATGGGCATAAGCCAAGAGCAACTGGCAGCTACGGGAGGGGATACGGAAAAGGGTTTACGTCTGCTTGCCGATGCCTACGCTCGCACGGCAGACGGGGCGAATAAAACCGCCAATATGAACGAGATTGCCGGGCGTGGTTTCGAAAAGCTCGTGCCGCTGATACAGAATGGCAGCGGCGCCATGGACGAGATGACAGCCCGGGCCAAAGCTCTCGGCACAACCTTGGACGAAAGTGGAGCAGCAAAGCTTGAGGCCGCCGGTAATGCCGTGCGGGACCTTGGCGAAACCATCCGAGGCCAGGGCATAAGCTCGATGGAGGCGTGGGGGCCGGTTATTATAGAAACGGCCAACGCCTTAGAGGGTCTAATTCGTATTGCCGGCAGTGCCCTCTCGATATTGGGCAATATCGTTAGCTTTGGTGGCACGGTTATTCAAACGGCCAATGACCTCGGCGTGTCAATGGCACATGCCCTTGGGCAAAAAGACCATCCCGAGTGGAGAGCCAAAACTTCAGGGGGAATTGGGTCGCAACAAGGTGCGGAGCAATATGGCCCGCCGGCGCCGAAGCAAGAAGTTGCGCCTCTAACGACGCCAATTTCGGCCCTGGAGCAGATGCGTGCAAACGTAGCGCAGGCGGAGGCTGCGGCAGCGGCCAAGGGCGGCAAGCCGGCGGATCAGCATATGGCCGAGACCACGGCGGCCATAAACGCAATGAAACAGACTTTGGCTACGGCACAGCTTACGGCGTCACAACGGCTTCAGATTGAAACGGAAGTGGCGCAAAAGACCGTCACGCTGGAGAATGAGAAAGCCTCGGCTGCGGCAAAGGCCGCAAGTGCCGGCACGGCTGCCGCGAAGCGTGCGGCAAAGCAAAGCTACGAGGATTTTGCTTCGAGTGAAAAGCTCAAGATCAGCGAAGCTCAGGGCGACAGCGGGGCTATAACGGCGATATATGACGAATGGGCGCAAAAGGCCGGTTCGACCTATAAGCAACAAGCCAATGTTATAATGGATATTGAACGGCAGAAAACGAAGTTTCTGCAAGAAGAGGCGAAGAAGCAGCAAGAGGCCCAGCTTAAGGCGATCAAAGAGGCCCATACGCAAGAGCAGCAGAGCCAGCAAGTCGTGAAGTTGACGGCCGAGGCCCAAGTTATGGCCGAGGGCCGGATGGGCAAGGGCCAAACGGGCCAGCAGGCAACAACGCCACAGCAGTATATTGCCGAAGCACAGGGCATCGAAAGCTCGTTCCAGACGTATAAGGCCCAGCTTCAACAGGTTGCCGACACGGCACAGCAGGGCGGCGAGGTTCAGAAGGCGGCGCAAGAGGCCATAATGGCCGAGACTATCAGCGCCAAGACGCAAGAAATCGCCCTGTATCAAAAGGCTGCCGAGGCGGCGGAGAAAGCTGCCGAGAAGATGGCAGCACCGTTTACGAAGATGTTCGACAGCATGGGCTCGCAATTTGAGAGCCTAACGGGCGAACTGCTGAACGATGTGATCTCGCCCCAAGTTGACATCATAAAGCAAGGCTTGTCGTCGATCAAGGTGAACGAGGGCAGCACCCAAATCCACCAGGCGTTTCGGAAGTTTGCTCTTGACCTCGTGGACCAAGGCGTCAAGGCTATTGAAGGTGCCGTGAGCCATAGTATTGCCACGAGCATTGACTCGTCTATCCAGGGTGGGATAGGAGAGTTGCTCGGCAAGACGATGAGCAACCTCTTTCAATCAGCAATCAGTAGTGTGGTGGGCAACACGGCCGGGCAGGCGGCCGGTAGTGTTGTGGGCAGTGTAGCCAGTAGCGCCGTGGGCGGAGCCGCCGGGCAAGCCGTAGGCAGTGCAGCCGGGCAGGCGGTAGGCGGAGCCGCCGGTGCCGCTGTAGCCGATACTGCCACTGTCACCGCCATAACGGCGTCTACGACGGCAATAACAGGCGCAATCACAGCCACGGGAGCTACCCAGGTAGCAGCAATAACGGCTATGAGCACGACCATTACGGGCGCTATTGTGTCAACTGCGTCGGTAGAGGATAGCCTTTTGGCCGCAACTGCGGTCAAGCCCGAGGCTCTTGGTTTCAGCTATGCTGGCGGCGGTATTGTGCCGTCAGCCGCAGGTGGCATGGTGGCGGGGAATGGCGCCACGCTTGCTCGGCTTCACTTCCAAGAAATGGTCCTGCCGGCACATTTATCGAACGGCATACAGACGATGATAAACAACGGCGGGGCGAAGTCGAACGCCAACCTGAACTATTCGCCCACGATCAACACTGGCGGACGCACGAGCCGAGGCGGCAGCGGGATGACCCGGGCGGAGTTTGGGCAAATGATGGCGACACATGGCGGCGCCATGATGGGCGAGGCGAGGAATATGGTTCGGAACGGTTTCCGGGCCGGCTAAAACCTAAAGGTAAAGGAACGGTTTTATGGAAATTTTCACCATTGTTGCCGAAAACGTCGCGGTCACGGCAGCGCAAGACGTCTTGGCAGCCTATGCTGCGGCGACGAAAAAGCTCCAGCTTTTGGCCGTGGAACTCAGCGCCAACGGCCAGACGACCGTGGGCAACTATCCCATGCGCTTGCGGTATCTGCCCGCCACGGTCACGAGCGGTTCCGGTGGCAGCAGCGTCACGCCGCGCAACGTCAACCCCGACGGCGCCACTGCCAGCTTCACGGCCCGGCGGAACGATACCACTCAGGCCGTCACGGGCGGCACGGCCTCGGACTATGTGGCCACGCAATTCAACCCGATCAATGGCTATTACTGGCAGCCGCCGACGCCTGTGGGCGATGAGCCGAAGGCTGATCTCAGCGGCGCCCTGATCTTGAGCCTGGACTCCGTGACCGGGACGCTGAACATCTCGGCGACAATGTGGCTGCGGGAGGTTTAAAGCAGGCATATGATATAAAGTGACTGCATTGCATATCTCTATTCCTGCAAGGCTTTAGTCCGTGGCCACAATCTTCACCGAAGGCTTTGACAGGTATGGCACGGCCGGCATGGTGACGCCAGCGGTGGCCACGGCGATAGGGTATGGAGGCTGGAGCGTTTTCACGAACACCGGCGGCGTAGCCCTGGCGGGGAGCCTAAATGGTCAAGGTGGCTCGGCTCTGACCGTCAGCGGCATAGCCCAGGGCGGGAATACGGCAACATATGCCACAAAGACCTTGCCACAGAATTACAGTCGGCTCATTGGCGGTGTGCGCATAAGCACTGATCTTGTCGGCGCCAATGGCATTGCGTTCAGTGACGGCACCACGGTTCAGTGTATGGTCTTGGTTATGCCTACGAGTGGGCGGATAGCCATATACTCCAGCCGAGGTGGGACGCAGCTTCAACTCGGCACTGCAAGCATTGCCTCCGGCGTCGAGCACTATTTGGAGTATGATATAACGTTCGGCCCGGCCAGCGGCATCGGAGCCGGAAGCTGGACCGTGTGGCTCGACGGCGTTCAGTGCCTGGCCGGAAACGGGGCGACGGAGACCAGCGGCAACAATTACGCCAATGTGGTTCAACTCAGCATCGGAACCGTGGGCGGGAACGTCAGCACGTCGGTTACGTTCGATGACGTTTACGTCTTTGACGATACGACGTCGTATAACAACTCGGCCCTGTTGTCTAACCCGTTGGTTTATACCCAGGTGGCAATATCGGACAAACAAACACAGTTCACCAACAATGGAAACATTGTTGGTAATACTGCCGGGGCGAGTGGTGCGCCGAACATTCTCGGCAATTACCTGTTACTCATGCCCATTACGCCGATCGAGGGCTGCACTCTCGGCTCCATTACATTCGTCACCACTGGCGGATCGTCAAATGCGTGTAAGGGGGTGTTGTATGCCGACAGTAGCGGCTCACCCGGCAGCCTATTGGCCACGGGGACGGAAATAAGCACTTTTCCGACGCCCGGCACGGCGACATTGCCGATGCCCAGCACAAGCCTGACGGCCAACACGCAGTATTGGATCGGGCTGATTATTGACGCGAGCTATTTCAATCCGCAGTATGCCCCGAGCGGCGGAGCCGAGCTATATAGCGCTAGTAACACGTATAGCAGCGGTCCGCCGAGCACAGCGCCCACCATGAGCCCGACGGGATATTGCATCTATATGTCTGCCACGTGTAGTGGGGCGGCCGGCAACTCGGCCAGTTTGGTGAACATACCACCACCAGGAGCGGCGAGCAGTGTGCAAGCTTCCAGTTCTGGGACCGAGGACCTATATCAGTTCCCAAATTTGCCAACGAGCATACAGAACGTATATACCGTCGCTGTCAGCGCTTATGCGCAGCTTGAAGGTTCGGGCACGACAAAGTTTGACCTCCTCGCGAAATCCGGCTCTACGACCGGGGAAGGGTCAAACACGGCCATTGCGCCAACGGCAACCTTTGCCTGGTATGATAGCAATTTTGACACCGATCCGAACACCAGCGCTGCTTGGACGCCGGGCGATGTGAACATTGCGTATTACGGCATGAAGATCAACTAAGGCCATGACTGCAAGCGTGGAAATCGGCGGCCTAGTTCGCCAGGGCTTAGCGGCCGGGGCTGGGCTGCAAGTCGGTGGTCTGGTGCGCGAAGTCCTGTGCTCGCAAACAGTGGTTTACGGCGTCGTGGTCGGCGGCTTGGTGCGCGAAGTCCTAGCGCTGTATTTGCCGCCGAGCACGGCGCCAGGGGCTGAGGATTATGCCGTCACTGTTGATGCCTCGGGTCCTATTCCCGTGCTTAACGTGCCGCCAAGCACAATGCCGATCCTGCCGGCCCCGCCTCCAGGCTTTCCCGTTAAGGTGAGCCTTGTGCTCGATACAATCGTGGGGACAACGAAATCCCTGCGCGAAATGAGGGCGCCACAGCAGATTTATCCGATATTTGACATCGAAATCTTATACGAGGAGTTGAAGGACCAGACGCAGAACGAGAGTGCCTATGCACCATTCTCGGGCTATACGCAGTATCAGCAGGTCCTGCAAGATTGGCTTTTCATGTATGGGCAAACGGGCGTTTTTGGTTTCGATTGCCCGTGGGACAACAGCCGAGAAAACCAATACTTCGGCACGGGTGATGGCGTAACTTGGGCCTTTAATGTCTATTATACCTTCGGCCAAGGGGCTCAAGCTCTGCTTTTGCCCGTGGGGATGCTGAACCAAGTAGCAGCCGTTTATATCAATGGCACAGAGGTTGATCCGAGTCGTTATTACGTCACACGGAACAAGATTGTGTTTCAGCCTACGGATGCCGAGCCACTGCCACCAGCTAGTGGCGCAACGCTCACGGCCACATTTACGTTCTATTACCTCTGTCGTTTCGTAGCCGACGAACAAGACACCGAGGAGTTTGCTAAGAACCGCTGGACGATCGGCAGCCTCAAGATGCGCGCCAGTCCGTGGTTGACGTAAGGCTTTAGCCGTGGCAACGATCCTCCTTGAAGGATTTGACGAATTCGGTCCGCCTCAGATCACGGCCGGAGCACAGGCGCAAACCAATATCATCAGCCTGATTAGCCAAGCGGGGTGGTCGTATATTGATACCGAGTCATCCTACGCTTCAATAGCGCCGGGGTTAAATGGCGCGCCGGGATATTGCATAGCTGTCAATCCCACGACGTATGTTATAAGCGGAATACAAAAGGCATTGCCGCAAAGCTATGGTCGGCTTATTGGTGGGGTTAGGGTCTGTCCCAACATCGGCCGTGACAATGGCGTTGTATTCTACGACGGAACCACGGCCCAATGTTCCATCATAATACAAAACACCACTGGCACCGTGGCGATATGCCAGGGCGCTGACGGAACCGTGTTGCAAAGCTCAAACTTTGTCATCGGCAACAACAGCGTCCATTATATTGAATGGGATATTTCGTTTAACACGAGCGAAAACTATGGGGGTTGGACCGTTTGGGTAGACGGCGCTCAGGTTCTTAGCGGCACGGGAACCACACAGCAAAGCGCCAACGCGAGCGCGGACAACATCGGCTTGGCAAGCTTTAGCAACAAGGGCGGAACGCTGGGTGTCGGCTATTGTTTGTTTGACGACCTATATGTTTTTGACAATACAACGGCCTATAACAATGCGCCTGTGCTCGCCAGTCCCGTGATTATAACTCAAGGCCCGGCCGAGGACTACCAAACCCAGTGGAACAATCAGGGTAGTCTTATCGGCAACTATTACCCGCAGCTAAATAACGAAAGTTATCTCACGATCCAAGGCAATAGGATATACGTGGTGCCGGTTACGTCGCCGGTGGTTCAGGCTCTTGTAGCCGTGGTGATAGACACTATTGCAGCCTCGACCGGGGCTAATGTGATGCCCTTGGTGTTTGCCGACAGCAGCGGCTCTCCGGGTGCGCTATTGAGCTCGGGACCCCAAGTAACAGGTGTAAGTAGCGGAACGAACAGTTTTGCGCTTAGTTCCCAAATCGAACTTGCCGTAGGGACACAGTATTGGCTCGGGTTTATGACCGATACGTCCATTTTCCTACAACAATTTGCTTCGGGGGTAAATCTGGGCTTTCGGGCCAACTACACGTATAGCGGCGGAGCGCCGAGCACCTGCCCATCGGGCACCGCAGGCCAAGCTAGTGCCGTGGTTTATGGGGCGTGCAAATACGCGTCGACGGATTTTGAAAGCCTAGCGCTAAATCCGCCCCAGGGTGATGCGTCATATACGTCCACGGGGTTGACCGGGCCAGCGGACGTGTTTTTCTTTCCGCCCCTGCCGCTCGGTGTAACTGACGTCTTCACCGTGGGCATAGCGGGCAATGCGGCCATACAATCCTCAGCCGATTTGATCTTCAGCATGTTCGCCATACCGCCGAACGGCACGTCTGGTTTTGGCACAAAGTATGACTTTGAAGCCAACACGTCCTATGCGTGGTATGATACGTTTTTCGACTCGGAACCGGGAACCAGTGGCTCATGGTCGGTGGAAGATGTAGACCGGGCCATTTACGGCATGTTGACTAATTCTTAAAATGGACAAAAGCCATGGATAATGTGAAAGTAGTTGGCCGTTATGTAGCCATATGCCGGGACAAGGATGGTAAGGAGATTTGGCGCGAGGAGTTCGACAACCTGCTGACGCAAAGCGGCAAGGGTTTGTTGCTCGACCAGGGCCTGGCCGGCAGCAGTTATACGGCGGCGGAATACCTCGGGTTGATTTCCAGCACCAGCTTTACGGCCGTAAGCGGCGGCGATACCATGTCAAGCCATAGTGGCTGGCTTGAGGCCGGAAGTGCCAATGCGCCGACTTATTCGGGCAACCGGGCAACCACGGCATGGAGCGCCTCGACGCTCAGCGGCAGTCCGAGCTATAGTGCGACGAAAAGCCTCAGCGCCGGCTTGACCTTTACGTTCACCGGCTCGGGCACGGTGCAAGGGGCCTTTATCGTCGGCGGTAGCGGCGCAAGCGCCACAGTCGGCAGCACTGCCGGCACGCTATATAGCGCTGGGACGTTTGGCGTGCCTCAACCCGTGGTTTCGACCAATACCCTAACGGTTTACTATTCCACCACCTTGACTTAGGCCCGAGTTTTGGCTGCACCTACGCTTGACGGCACCGCAACGGGGATAAAGAGCAGTAGCGGCAACGCCACAGCTACGCTCACGACGTCCAGCGGCAACGATGTTATTTGCGTTCTGACGTATGTTGAAGTCACGAGTGGCAATGCTCCGGCCGTAAGTGCCGTAACGGGCTCCGGACTAACATTTTCCAAATACACATCCGCTGGTGGCAGTGGTAGCTCTGCACCGTTGAATGGTATGGAGCTTTGGTATGCCGAGGCTACAAGTGCCCTGACATCGGAAGTCTTAACCGTTAGTTGGGCCAGTGCGTTTGATGATGCGGCGATATTGTGCTTCGGCGTCAGTGGGGCCTATATTGCCTCGCCTTGGGACAACAATGCTTCTCTGCCGAAAACTGCGTTGCACGCTCCTAGTTCGGCGTGGACACCTAGTTTCTCCGGTTTGAGCACTGCTGGGTCTACCGACTTTTTGATCTTTGCCTGCGGCAACAGTCAGTCGTGGACAAGTATTGGCACCGTGCCGAGTGGTTTTACGGCTCTCGGTTACATAAGCAACAGTGGCGGGAGCAATTTTGCTCAACTCGGGGCGGCGTATGAGCGCACAGCCTCGGCGCTGAATAATGCCACAATCTCTTGGGGCAGTTCGCAGAACAATCTCGGTTCGGGCGCGGCGATATTTGCGGCTCTTAGCGCCACGGCCCCAACGGTTCAATACGTTGACACAAATCAACCGCCTATAAAAGCGCGAAATATGCGGCAACTGCCTCCGCAGGGGTGGATGTTGCCGAGACCAAAGGCCCGCTTTGCACCCATAGTTCCGCCCGCTATTGCCTTGGCCGACAGCGCTGCAAGTTCCGACTCGTTTACGGCAGCAAACTTACAAAATCAAAGCGAC